CATTGGAATAGATATGATAATGGGTCTTAGTAAGTTGATGAAAAGAGTGGATGATACCCACGACCTTGTTAGACACACACCTGAAAATGAAAAAGCTAAAGAATGGTTTGATAAAAATATAGAAATAGATAAAACACCAGAAGATGTAATCGAAAGATCAGCTGCAAAACGCTCTACTGAATTAGATGAAGTAGGTTCTTTTAACTTCGACAAGTCTGTAGATCCAAATGAACCAATATTTGGGTATCACGATGCATACGGATACCCAGAGACTGGTATTAGATCAGTAGATGATCTTGGTATTGTTGGGGCATCTATTGATGCTGCACGTATTGACGGCAACCTAGGAACTGTCTACGGGCGTGTAGGTAGTGTCATGTCGGAAGGTGCTCTTAAATTTGCTAATGAAACCAGTGAGAATGCAAGACTTGTAATTAAAGGACTAGCGTCTACATTACAAGATGCAGGTCAATACGGTTACAAAATTGATGACAAGAGATACCTAAGTTTTAAAGAGATCGAAAATGTTGGCCAAAAGTATGCCGATGATTTCTATGAAATGGATCTACAAGAATTACAAAAAACAATCTATCCTGGTTCAATTTATCAAGGCAAAAATGTATCTACTGGAACACCTGAGCTAACTGATGAAGGATATCAGGGAGTCATGGGTGCAATTAAGAAGTACATGGATGACTTTGTAAATATGGATGAGGCTAAAGCTACTGCTTATGTCGGCACTTCCATGGCGGGACAAATCAGTGATATGGCTCAAGGCATGAGATTGACTGAGGGTTCAGGCTCTATCCAACGGGCACAAGAGCAAATTTTAGACCGTGTTGAGTTCCTGATGGCTCAGAAAGGTATGACTTCTTATGTTCGTGGTAGATCCTTGAATATGTTGAACATCTGGAATCGGATGACAACACAAGGTTCGCGAGCATATGATAATGCAACTAAGAAACGTCTAGAAAATCTAGTCAAAGGTGAGAAGAATAAAACACTCGCAACTATGGAACGTATCAAGCAGGAAACTGCAGAAACGATCGATGGTTTACGGGCAATTAAAGACTCTAACCCAGAGATGTTGTCACCATTAATGATGGCATATGAACTTACTGATGGTAATGTTAAAACAATTAGTTCATTAAACAACTATGTAAAACAATCAACGTCAATTTGGAGTAAAGCATTCTTTGATGGTCAACCTGAAATCCCTTCAGTAATTAACCAAGCATTTTATGCAAATGTGTATAACGGTGCATTGAGTTCTGCATCTACTCCAATCAAAGCAGTATTTTCCGGCAGCCATTTGCTAGTGGAGAAGCCGCTAAGACATTTTGCTGGTGCATTGATTACTGGTGATCTACGTACAGCACGAAGAGCGTTGTATCAATACAGCAGCATGTGGGAGACTCTAACAGGAGGTCTAAGTTATGCAAAGCAAATCTTTAAAAGATCCGCTCTAGATCCAAATGTAACTGCTGTAAGAGATGATATGGGTCTTAAGAACCAAGGACAGTTAGATATTTTAACTGCATTTGCTGATGCTAAGGCAGCCAAAGGTGATTATGGACCACAAATGTTGATGGAAAATATCACCGCAATGAATGATTTAGCTAATCATCCAGTTCTCAGGATGGGTACTAGATCTATGCAGGCAATGGATGGATTTATGGATTCATTGATTGCTAATTTTGAAGCCAAAGGTAGAGCCTTTGATAATTATACTCAAAACGGTAAAGTAAAATTTAATAGAGCTGAAGCAGATAAAGTAGCAAAAGATGCTCACGCTGAAATGTTTGATGAGAACGGCATTATCACGGATAAGGCAGTTAAAAAAGCCTCTGGTGAGATGGCGTTTAACTTAGACAATGCTGCTAATGATGATGCGTCAGCACTTATCAGAAGGATGCCAGTACTAAAACCATTCATGTTATTTACCAAGACACCACTTAATGAACTAAAGTATACTGCTTCTTACAATCCATTATCACCTGTCCTCGGTACATTCATGAAAGACGTGAATGTATTCAAGCATAAGTTTGATGATATTGAAACGGAAAAAGTAATGGAGATACTGACTCAAAGAGGTGTTGATGTTAGTGATCCGCTTCAAGTCAAAGGTAAGTACAACGAACTAAGGGCAGACATGCTCGGAAGGAAAGCGTTAGGTACATTAATGACAGGCAGTGCCGTTGCTTTGTTTATGGATGACAGGCTTCACGGAGCAGGTCATTACAATAGACAAGTACAGAAGACAAGAGACAAAGCTGATTGGAAGAGAAATTCTATCCGAGGCTTTGATGATAAATGGTATAGCTATGAAGGCTTAGGACCAATTACGACTTACCTTAGTTTGGTTGCAACCATTGGTGATAACTTTGATGTATTAGAACCAAATGATCTCGGTAACCTACTTGGAAAAACTGCCTTTGCATTTGGAGCTTCATTCAAGGATAGAACTCATATGGCTGGCTTAGAGCCATTTTTTGATGTTTTACGTGGTGATGTAGGTGCTATTAATCGTTGGGGTTCAGGATTCCTTACTTCAGCAGCAGTACGTGGATCCAGTCAAATGGCAGAAATTGCACGGTTACTAGACCCTGAATTGAAACTCATCAATAATGAACTTGATGCAATGATTATGAATAGGTTGCCTGGTTTGAAAGGCATGTTACCTAAAGAATATGATTGGATAGAAGGTGGAGAAGTTAATGTACCCGATAGCATCTGGGCACGTTTACGTAACACTTATACACCTTGGAAGGAAAGCGGAAAAATAACACCTGAAAAACAATTTCTTATTGATGTTGAGTTTGACGCTACAGCTACGTTACGTACAAACGGGCAAGGTGAGAAATTAAGTGCTGCTGAACAGTCTGAAATCCTAAGCATTATGGGTAAAGACGGTTTATGGAAAGAAGGTATCAAACGTGTTATGAATCAAACTTCTAAAGGAGGTAAGGGATTCAGACAACGATTTAAAGAAGGTCAAAGTAAAGGCTTACCGATGGATACTGCGACGGCTGAAAGTTTACATAATGAGCTTGATGCTGAACTGAGAAGAGCTATCGGTGATGCAATTACAGGTTCTAAGAGCTTTACCACTATCAGACGTAGACAGTACGTCCAAGAAAGAACTTCTGAGTACCTAAAGAGGGGTCAACAACAAGAAGCGCTGGAATATCTGGAATACACAAAGAAACAGTATGGTATCTAAAGCGTAATGGCAACTACACAAAACACATACACAGGAGATGGTTCGACAACGAACTATTCGTTTACATTTGAATACATTAAACAAGCAGACGTTAAAGTAACACTTGCGGCTGCAGCTACAACGGCATTTACATTTGCCAACGCTACAACACTGTCATTTAACACAGCACCAGCTAATGGAGCTGCTATTCGTATTTACCGTGATACGGATATTACAAACCTCAATGCTACATTCTTCCCTGGTTCAGCAATCAAAGCTGAAGACCTAAATAATAACTTTACTCAGACTCACTTTGCTACGCAGGAAACTGATAATGAAGTAAGTGAGTCTAATGTCATCGCTACTGCAGCTAAGACAACAGCTGAGACTGCATTAACTAATAGTGCTGCTGCTGTAACGTCTGCTAATGCGGCTGTAACAACGGCTAACACTTCTGATACAAACGCTAGTCAAGCACTAACTACTGCTAACGCAGCTGACGCGACAGCTACGACTGCTGAAACAAATGCTGCAGCAGCTGTTGTTACAGCAAACAATGCAGACACCACTGCCGGTAATGCGGTTACGACAGCAAACAGTGCTGTTACAACGGCTAATAACGCTGTAAGTTCAGCAACAACTGCTAATACAACAGCTGGTAACGCCGTTACAACGGCAAATAATGCGGTTGCAACGGCAAATAGTGCTGTTACAACGGCTAATGCAGCAGATGCCACGGCTACAACTGCTGACACTAATGCTTCAAATGCTGTAACTACAGCTAACTCAGCTACTACTACAGCTAATACCGCTGAAACAAATGCTGCAGCTGCTGTAGTAACAGCTAACGCAGCTAGTGCGGCTGCTTCACTTGCAGTGTCATTCTCTCTTGTTGGAAACGTAGCATCGATCCCTACAAATCCTGCAGATCAGGATCGCATCGAAATTGGCAATAGTGTAGGTCTTGGATCATTTACACCTTTGACAGGGGTTCCAAGTGGATTTGTTGGTAATTCAGGTTTGAGTGTAAGACTTGAGTATGATTTAACGAATACAACTTGGGTATGGATGAATTATTTTGCTAATGATTCTGAAGACCGATATGTATCCAAAGAATATACAAGTGCAAATATGCCAACAGGTAGTACTGCAGAAAGACCTTCAATACCAGCAGCCGGAATGTTGAGATTTAACTCAACAGAGGTTGAATTTGAAGGTTATGACGGCTTTGCATGGGGTGCTATTGGTGGTGGACTTGTCACCATTGATGCTGGTAATTTTAATACAGGCGGCACGCTTGTTACTACAGAAGAAATTTACGATGGAGGATCGTTCGACTAATGCCAACACCAACTGTTAGAACTCCCGTGCGTGTAGCACGTGGAACATACGCTAATTTAAATGCATCTGCTTCTGATATTCAGGAAGGGGAGATTTGTTATGCAACTGATCAAGACATTCTTTATGTAAAAGAAGGGTCAAACCTTGTCAATGCTTCACACATGGACATTACCCATAAGGCAGACCTTGCTAGTCCTAGTTTTACAGGTACTCCTGTATTTAGTGGAGACGGAGCAACAGCTGAGGGTGAACTTCAACTTAACTGTGCGTTAAATTCACACGGAGTAAAGATTAAAGCACCGCCACATAGTGCTGGCGCTACTTATACACTTACATTACCTGACGATACAGGAACAACTGGACAATTTTTGTCTACAGATGGTTCTGGTGGATTGTCGTGGGGAACAGTTAGTTTTGTAAGTCCTGCCTTTACCGGAACACCAACTGCTCCAACTGCTACTAATGGTACAAATACTACACAAATTGCTACTACTGAATTTGTAGAGACAAGAGTAGGTGGTGTAGATCTGACTACTAAAGCTGATTTAGCTAGTCCGACCTTTACTGGTGTACCAGCTGCTCCTACTGCAGCTACTGGAACTAATACAACCCAAATTGCTAGTACAGCTTTTGTGTTAGCAGAGCTTTTAGCAAACAGCACAAGTTGGACAGCAGTATCTACAGCAACTAATGCTGCTAATGATGGTAAATATCTTGCTGATACTAGTACAGCAGCCTTTACTGTTACGCTTCCAGCATCTCCAAGTGCTGGTGATATTGTCCAAGTAGGGGATGCAAAAGGTGCATTTGCTACGAACAATCTAACCGTAGGTCGCAACGGTTCAAATATCGTTGGTCAAGCAGCAGACCTTGTTGCAAACGTAGCTAATGCAGTTCTCACTCTAATTTATAGTGGTGATGCAACTGTTGGTTGGCTTGTTAAATAACTATCTTTATTACATAAATGACAAATTTAAATACTCTACCCGGATTTAGTACCGGTGGTGGTGGTGGTGGTACCACAGCATTAGCCTCTCACGTAGATTCTCTTATATTAGATAACAATCGCCCTAATGCTTGGACGTATGATTACCAGCAAGGGATGATAGCTGGTCAATGTGCAACTGCTGGAAACCTGAAATCACGCAATGTATTTGCACGGTGGATGCAGTGGCAGGATTCGACAAACAATCAAACTGGTTTTACCATAAATAGCTTTTCTATTGATAGATCTACTGGTGCCCTAACACAACTCCAAGGCGGACCACAAGATGTTTGGACTAATTCTTTGGGTGCTTCAGTAAGCACTACCTACTGTTGCTATGAACCGATGCACGGTTGCTTCTTTTCAGCTGGAAATAATGGATATCCTGGTTATTCCTATCATGTGTTTGGGTATACGGCAGGTCAACTTGATAAATTGGGTGCTGTTATTGGTGGAACTGCCTCATACACTGCTAGTGATCATGGTCAAAATGGTACTTATTGTTCGGCTCTACCACAAGGGAGTGGATCTAATTACTTTTCATCCTCAGGATATGGTAATGGGTCTTATGCAGGCGGTCGTTTAAACGAAGGAACTGCAACTGGAATAACAGTACCTAGTGCTTTTACCAATGATGGTACGTGGACCTCATCAGGTAGTCCGGTTCAATGTTATTACCAACCAGACGTAAACACAACACCAACTGGTCACGTTACTTCAATGCGTGCAACATCATTTAATAGCCCCAATTATGGTCGAATGGAATTTCGTGGAACCGTGGCCGAAGCTGTTGTTCGCGAGCAGGGTTATCAGAACGGGATGTTAATGTGTGGACACAGCGGGACTACACTTCTAGGAAACGTAACCGATTTTGGGACGCCAGGAGTTACTTCAGCTAGTTTTACTAGTTTGACAGACGGTACGCAAGATTTAATTCCGTCAAATTTTATATCTAGTTCTGGTTATGGCACAGAAGTTGTAGGTATTGGTAATAACATGTATTTACATTTCGGTCCCCAAGTTCCTGAGAAAAAAGTTGAACTCCTTAAAGTTGATGCCAATAATGACATAGTACCAACCGCTTTATTTACTTTAGGCAGTTCAGTTCCATCAGTACTGGATCCTGTTTCAAATGTTACTCATAATTTTGTTGTATTTGAAACAGACACATCTCCATATCCAAAATGGTTAGTTAGAGGAGGTGTTTCTTCAAATGATCAACTTTCTGTTCAAAGTTTTGAACTATTACCAGATTTTTCTACATACTGATAAATGAAATTTGCAAATTCAACTGAATTGCGTACATATCGCAATAATCTTCTTACTGAATCAGATGCTTGGTTTTTAAATGATTTTCCACTGACTATTCCATTTGAAGCAATAGAAAATCAAATTTTGGCTTACCGTCTACAACTTCGAGATTGGCCATCTGCAGAAACTGATTTAGATAACGCTACAGTTCCTGTTAAACCGTTTTAAAATTATGATTACTCTTATCCGTCCAATCCTATTTTCCTTTATGAAATCAGAAAAGGTTAAATTCCTTATTCTTGATCTTCTAAAGGCATATGCTAAATCAACTGATAATGATGTTGATGACAAAGTAGTTGCTTTTGTTACTGCAGGATTGTTCCCTAATAAATAATGGAATGGGAAGAAATACCTGTCTTCCCTTACCTAGAGCTGCCTGAAGCGCCGGGATTACCCGGTCCAATACTAGATGTACCGCAAGCGGATTTACCCTTCTACAAGCCGATTGTGGTACCACCTAACACGCTTAGGGCACCTCCTGGTATTCAAGGAATCAACAGCGATACATTTGACGAAGCACCAAAGGAGACAAAACCTAGTGCTTCAACAGCTAAACCTTATGTTCCACCAGAAGCTCAAATCATAGGTGTTCCATTTACGGACATTGAAGTCCCGATGCCTACAACTACGATTATGACTACTGCAGCCACTACTGCATTTATTTCAGTAGCTGCCACATTAATAGGTCAATCATTATTTAAATATCTAGTTACATTGTTTAAACCTATTATTAAAACAGCATGGAGCAAGTTAAAGAAGAAGAAGCCGGAGGAAAGCCCAAAAACTTCTTAGAAAAGGTCAAGGAAAACACAGAAGATGAACTTCAAATCTTAGGTACTTTTGTACGTCTAGGCGTTGTTGTATGGAGTGGTTTTATCATCACTTTAAACTATGTAGAACTTCCTATGTTTAAGAAAAGCGTTGGAGGGGATATTACTTTTCCTGCCTCTATTTTTACAGGGGCGCTTGCAACTTTTGGTTTATCTACCTCTAATAATAAGTCCAACAGTAAATCATCTGATCCTAAGAAAAAAGACGAATGAAAAGTTTACTAGTACTTTTATTGCTGGCTAGTCCAGTAGCAGCTCAAAGTGTCACCCCAAACTTTACACAGGGGTCAATGCAATCTACAACTACTACCACCATTGATATTGATCGGACAATTTCGACTGAGGTCTATGGTGGTGATTATACATCATGGTCAGGAACAAACGTAACACCAAGTGGGGATATCTTAAACAGCTCCACAACTTATTCAGTAACCAATGCTGGGGAACAGTTTCAACTAGAGATTGTAGACAGGGCAGCAGGGATAGTGGAATCAATCGACATAGACGAAACTATTCAGCAGTCTTCTACTACTACATCCTTATCAATCTTTTCGCAGTAGTACCTGCTTACGCAGAAGAACCTAGGGTTCAGAATACATCAAATCCTGTGGCAGCAGCTACGGGTAACGTAACTAATCAGGCGGTACAGTTCCAAAATAATGGAGCACCATCAAGACAATATTACTCTGGTAATAATAGCTGTAATGGTACAACTATGCAGCTGTCTCCGTTTTATATGGGTAATGATACAACCCCTATGAATCCTGATAGTTATATCAAAAATAATAATTGGGGCGCACAGGTCAGCCTTTCAATCCCACTAGATGGGGGCATGATAGAAACCTGTAAAGCTATCGCCCGTAAACACGAAGCTAAGATGCGTCTTGACTATGAATTAGTTAGGGCACTTAAGTGTACGGAAATCATGAAAACTGGTTTTACTTTTAGACCCGGTTCACGTGTAGAAATTTTATGTAATGACATCGTACCAATCGTGGCACTAGAATAAATGGAAGCAATAGTGTCTGTTGTCATCGCTGCAATCGCTGGCGGTGCGGCACTTAATAACAGACTACACAACAGAATAAATAACGTACATGATCGCATTAGTGGTCTAGATAGACGTATCGATGCACTTGAGTTAAATGTAGCTCAAGATTATGTATCTAAAGCTGACTTGTCAGTAATGGTGCAACGTATGGAAGACCATATGATACGCATCGAAAACAAATTGGATCAAATTGTATTGAGGAATTAACTTGCACAAGACTGACGGAAACAGGCAAAACTCTTACACAGATGCACTGAAGAAAAGTCCTGGTGGTGGTAAGGGATATCACAATCCATACGAATGGAAAAAACCCAATCAACCTAAAAAAGCAAAACTACAAGGCCAACGTAAAGGATACAACGTATAAACATGACTTTTAAATTAGTAGACACAACGCGCAGCAAAGTCCTGCAAGAGTTTGAAACGATTGAGCAAGCTGAAAAAGCCTTGCGTCATCAATCAGTTGAAGACTATGTAAAGCTTGAAATTCAAGCAGATGCTAAACCCAAACCTAAAGCTAAGAAAGCAAAGAAGGTAGTAAGTGAAGAAAGCAACTGAAGAGCAGTTTAATGAACTGCATAACTTGGTAACACAAGAGTTTCTTCAACGTGTCAAATCAGGTGAAGCTTCTACTCAAGACTTAAAAGCAGCCTGTGATTGGTTAGCCAAAAATGACATCAGTGGTGTTGCAGTAGAAGGTAATCCTCTTTCAAAACTTGCAAGCATTATGCCAACCATTGACCCAGAACTTGTACAGAGCAGACTTTATGGCAGGAAGCACAGCTAGCTATTACAACTCAAACCCTACTGCTAAAGCTAAACGACTTACGCAACAGGCAAAATATAACAAGACCAAGAAAGGGTTAAAGATACGTACTGCAGCTAATGCAGCTAATCGAGCTAAAGGTACTTACGGGAATGGTGATGGCAAAGATGTCGCACATAAACCTGGTAAAGAAGGTGGCAAAAAAGCTAGCGATGTAACGCTGCAAAGTCCTTCTAAGAACCGACAAAGCCGATTAAAAATACGTAAGACATGACCCCTCTACTTCCATCTCCTGAACATTATCTTTACAACCTAATAACCATGACATCCTCTGAAGCAAAGCGCCTTTGGAGGCGCAGCATCAAAGAGCATTTTGACTGTACATGTGTTTATTGCGGAGAAACTTATGAACTACATCAACTCACTTTGGATCACGTACACCCTCGCAGCAAGGGAGGAGAAGACATTTCATCGAATGTTGTACCAGCGTGTACCAAGTGCAATCAGGACAAAGGAAGTAAACATTGGCGCTCTTGGATGAGAGAGCAATTCGGACAAAACCTTTTAAGAGAAGGACTAATACTATCGCACATTAACTAATGCATAAGCCAGGACACGGACTAAAGATCGCTTCACAGACAAAGCCTAAGAAGAAAAAGAAGCCCGTCAAGAAAGGCTACTGAATAACTAATTAATTAATACACGCCCCGAAAGGGGCTTTTTTTATGCCGCATCATAATCAAGCATCAGGTTATCCAGAACAAAGAGAACATGGATGGCCTGTAGGTTCAAGAGTTTGGTACAACGATGACTATGGTTGGCAAACTGTAGATTCATTTTCAAAGCTTAAGAATAATGCATTTGGAGTTAAAGAATGGGATGCATTAAATAATGCTGTACAACCAGTAAAAGACTTTATTGGAGATGTAGCTCAACAGCCAATTGTACAGCAAGTAGTAGAAACAGTAGCTCCGACAATCGCAAAAGCCTATGGCGCTATTAGATACAGTCCGGGTCCAATTAAAACTTTTGCCGACAACCTAGAAGGTTCTAAAGAAGTATTAGATGACAAGCTTAATACGGCTGGAGTAGATACAAGATTTGGTGATGCTGGTGTTGCTTTCTTAGAAGAAGCTGCAACTGCAGGGCTTGGAAAAGGTGCCTCTTTAATTTCAAAAATAGGGCCAATAACCTTACCGTCACGCCGACAACTAGCAACAGTTGGTGGGGGGATTCATTCAAACATAACGCCCGGAGTAACTATTGATTTTAGCCCTCCACAAGTTATGGAGGCTAAGGTCAGATCTAAATGGACTAAACAAGAACGTGATCTTGCTGTAAATGAAAATAGATACCCTACACGCAAACAGTTGACAAATAATGCTGATTTTCGTGGAGCGACCGGAGATGTCCAAGGTGGTGTAATAGGGAAAAGCATACGTATGGAAACCAGACCTGAATATAAAGCAAAACAACGCGGTCAAACCGCAGAAACATTAGATACTAAAACCCCTACATTTATGGTCCCTCATCACAGAATGGGTATTCAAGACAACACTGCCTTTTTTGTTGGGTTGTCACCAGAAAAGGCTAATGAATGGAGAGCTATTTTAAACGAAGGTGGTTTATTTCCTGGTAACGTAGAAGATAATCTTGAGTCAGTATTTGATGGAGTATTTACTAAAGGTGGGCGAAAAGAAGGGATGTTCAGTACAGACCACGGAGAAATTCATGACCTTGCTGATAAAATGAGAAAGAAAGCTGGTATTGAAATTAACAAAACAGATAGGACTTTAGATAAAATCCATGGCACATACATTAAAGACCTGCCTGAAGAAACTCGCCTTGGTTTAATGATTCAACTTGCCTTACAAGATGAATTAATTATTGACCAAGTATCAGGGCGGCGAATGAAACTCTTTAGGGAAAAGTTTGGTAATTTACCTTTTGAAGAACAGAAGAGAATAATCATAGAAGAACCTCATCTTTTCGCCAATCTATCCACTAATGAATAAATGACAAACGTCCTTGAGGCGTTACAAGATGATTTCAAGCTGTTCTTACAAGCACTGTGGCAACAGCTTGAACTTCCTACGCCTACACGCGCTCAATACGCAATCGCTGACTACTTACAAAACGGTCCTAAACGTCTACAGATTCAAGCCTTCCGAGGAATCGGTAAATCTTGGATTACTGGTGCGTTTGTTCTTTGGACTCTATTTAAAGATCCTGAAAAGAAAATCATGATCATCTCTGCATCTAAAGAACGTGCAGACAATATGTCAATCTTCCTACAGAAATTAATCATTGAAACACCTTGGTTGGTACATCTGCGCCCTAAATCTGATGACTCCCGTTGGAGTCGCATCTCTTTCGATGTTAATTGCTCCCCTCACCAAGCTCCTTCTGTTAAATCAGTGGGTATTACTGGTCAGCTTACTGGTAGTCGTGCGGATTTAATGATCCTTGACGATATTGAGGTTCCTGGCAACTCAATGACAGAAATGATGAGGGAGAAACTTCTTCAACTATGTACTGAAGCTGAATCTATTCTTACTCCTAAAGATGATAGCCGTATTATGTACTTAGGAACGCCACAGACGGTGTTCACAGTCTACAGGAAGCTCGCTGAACGTAACTATAGACCATTTGTATGGCCAGCACGCTTCCCGCGCTCT